ATGCTGGCTATTACTGGTCAATTAGAAGCCTCCACCTATATTGCTGCTGCCTTTGCTGGCAATCACAGGCCTTTATTTTCGACACTTTTTCGACACAACAAATTAGCTTTGAGCATTGATAAAAATAGCAAGGAAGGACGTATGGACACGCAGGTCAGGAATATATATCTCAAAGAAATCGAAACCCAAGCTAGCTTTGCATTAAACGCGATAGGCGCAATTAACAATGCACTAGATCGATTTAATAAAGCGCACGACGACCATAACAGCGAATTAACAACAAGATTACATCAAGAAATATTTCGAACTCTGCATAGCTTCTTAACGCATGCCAGCAATGTTTCTAGACTGCTATGGCCTGCACCTCCGAGACGCCAGAGACACGAAACAAAAAAAGATTATGATGTGCGGTGCTTAAAAATATTTAAGCTAGTGAGAGGAGCTGATCTTCGGTCTGCCCTTGGATTACCGGAACATGGACATGTTTTAAAAAGCAGAAAACTACGAGATCACCTAGAGCACTTCGATGAACGCTTGGATGAGTGGCAAAGAAAAAGCGTACGGCGTAACTTTGTTCAAGATATCATTGCCCCAAAGGGCGCTATCTCTGGTTTTGAAGAGTCGGATATGATGCGATGGTTTGATCCGCAAGCAAAGGCAGTTTATTTTCGAGGCCAAGAATACGACATACAACAATTAGTCGATGGTGTCTCAGAAATATACAAGAAGGTAATAGAAGCTACCCATATCGACTTTAGTTCCTACTAAACTACTGCCTTCAGCCATAATTTAGTTTCGCGCATTTAAATTAACATTTGCCTTGCAATTTCTGCGTTCAATACTTCCTTCCCTGTATGGGCAAAAATCACTAATCCGTGATTCTTTGCCCACAACTACAATCTCTTTTTTTGTGGATATCGTTACAGCCTGCTGAGTTTTATCCCGCATGGCTGGAACAATATTAGTCGCTCCCTGGGGAACGTAGTTATTGTCATTGAACACGGTTTGCTTGGGCGGCGGCTCTGTCGTAGCGGCTTGTGGTTGAGCTGATTGCGGTTGAGGCGTTGCACCTCTCGCGGCCACTTCCTCTACTACCCTGTCCCAATCCTTGGTCGCTGCTGGCTCTGCTCGCGTGATCTCGGCGACGGGGGCTGGCTTGGGTTGGATGCGTTTATCGGCGATGCCCTGGGCGGTGCCTTTGAGGAATGCCGAACTCACCATCTGTAGCGCGGCCAGCATGATCGCGGTGCCGATCAGCCCTGGTATCAGCCATGCTACGGCTCCCTTGCGCGGGTGCCTTCTGATGTAGTCCGGGGCGTCGTTCCATTCAGCCTTCATATCTCCCTCTCCCTGTCCTTCGGGCGTACCAGCGCCTAGTCACTTCCTTGGTGATCGCTATCCCGCGTCTTGACCGGTCAAGTTTCGGTTGGCCTCGTCGTAATCGGGGCTTGTCTGCCCGCACTCTGGCGCGATCTCACCGCTTGCGACCCATAAGGCGTACTGCGGATAGAGCTTCACCAGGACCTCGACCTCCTCAGTACTCAACCGCGCCTTCTTGTGGCGTAGGTTTTTCCATCGGCTGTAGTTGATCTCCGATTTGCGGACCAGATCGTCTAGGCCAGCCTTATAGATCAGAGCAATAGCTCTATCCTGCATCGATTCCATAAAGGTCTAAGAATCTCTGAGTTCACTATTTGAACTCTAGGAATACACTGTTATTCTTTGCCTGTCAGTTCACTATTTACACTCTAAAGCTGCACTGACGTAGCCCTGTAAAGACCAACATAGTGCAACAAAGGCCAAGGACATGGAAGGAAACCTACCGCCGATAGACCTACACAATGCGCCGCCTGTGATGCCGTGGCGCCAGTTCGCCGACTGGATTCGCATGGGCGAAGAACACGACGTGGTGTGGGGCTGGATTCGCAACGGCTACATCCCCTCTCACAAGGTCGGCAAGTACGTGATGGTCAACGTCGCGCTGCTGACCAAGCAGCTCATGGAAAAGGAGTGGGACGCATGATCCGCGCCGCCTACGGAAAGCCAGGGGATGGGATGACCTATGTCGAAGCCGACCAGCTATCAACGCCTTCCGCACGCCCAGGACTGCGACTGCTCTGTCTGCTGGTCCAGACGCGAAATGGCGAACCCCGTTCACTCCCCGTCCACACGCTGCGCCCAATGCCGCCCCGCCTCTGCGCGGCCGATACGCACGCTGCAAATGGGCCGCGTCGGTGGTGTCTGGAAGCCTCTGGTCTCGGAGTGGACAGTGGAACCGGCCTTTATCTGCGAGAAGCACACGCCACCCGACCGCCCCGCGAAGTGGTGGAGCGTTGCTTACCAAGATTCAACCTCGGCGCCGAGCGAACTGTTTCCGTTCTAGGAGGTGGCGCATGACCTGCCCAGGGGCTCAGACCCGTCAGCGCTATCTGGAGCGCATGCAGCAAGTGGAGGTTGGCGCCCGGCTTGAACGAAAGGGTCGCACTTGGGAAGTCGTACACCGGCGCCGCACTGAAACTGGTGTGGTGCTTCAGCTGCGTCATGGGCGCCGTGAGTTTCGCCTTTATGTCCCCGTTACGCTTCACGGTCCGGAGTTATGGCACAGCGGTTTCCGTTCGGCAGCACTGCCGCCTGTTCAGCGCGAGATGTTTGGGAGAGGTGCCGCATGACTGTCTCTATGAGTATCGGTCGTTATCTGCTCGCCCTGCTCTGGCATTGGGCGCCCCCGGCAATCATCGGGTTCGCTATCGGCTCCGCGCTGGCAACCATCCAGATCATCAAGGTGCTGGAGTCGGTCGATGATCAGTGGCACGCGGCAGTGACTCAACTGGTCGAGCAATGCACGACCCAAGACCAAGCCGCCCCCGCCGAAGCCGGACAGGTCCAGGGCCGCGCTCCCGGCTCGTCGGATCACGCTTCACCGATCCGGCGAACGGAAGCACGGGCGGAGCGCACCCTTGACCCTGCACGAACAGAAACAGCCTCCGCTCGTGAGTGTGGGGCAGCTTCACCGCCCCGCGCTCCCGAGCCCTCGGCGGCAAGAGTGGGATGACAAGGGCAAAGCCCTTGGTGTTAACCAACTAGAGAACACGCACAACGCGACGTTTTAACCGGTAGGCCAAGTAACAGATCACCTCGGCGAACTTGCGAGTTCACCGGTTCGGGATCGCTCGGCCTGCGAAAAGCAAAGCAGCGCAATAAAGCGCAACTAGAGAGAGGAAACACAAATGGCACGTTCGATCATGGAAGTTGCATTTCTCAGTGCTGAGAAAGTTGAGTTCGACAACGTAAAGCTGGTGAAGCTGTTTGTCGGTGACGAGCCGGACGGCAAGCGTGACCTGGGCATTTCCATCCTGTCGATGAATGTCTCCGAAGAGGCCCTGGACGAAGTGTGGGCCGCCTGCGAAGGCCTCGATGTGCTGGAGCCGATCCGCGTCACCACTGAGATCGAGCGCGGTTCCAAGAACACCGGCAAGTTCATCGTCCTGCACGTCGAGCCGGTGAAAGCTGCTACCGCTCAAGCCCCCAAGCCGAACCCTGCCCAACAACCCGCTAAGCCTGCCGGCACTCAGCCGGAGCCGGCCAAAGCCAACTAAGGGGAGGGGCGGCCATGTTGATTGAAGACCGAGTGATCTGCGACTGCTGCGGCAACGACATGGGCAAGCTCATGGCGCTGCCCGCGCCGCAAAGCGATCTGCTGCCGGACCTCAACCTGCCGCCCCATTTCGCCGTCTGCCCTGACTGCGAACCGCTCGAACAAGCCGCCGACCTCCTCGAGGCCGGTGCATGAATTTCCTCGCCTGTGACGGTGACTGGCTGCAAGGCGCTGATGGCTCGCCCATCTGCTCCGGCTCGCTGGTGGCCCTCACGGTCGAGGAAATGCAGAGCCTCTACGGCGCTGCACTGTCCTGGGAACAGGTCACCGAGCTACAGGGCGAAGCCATCGTGTTGTTCGCCACCGTGTTCGGTTTTCTGGTCCTGAAAAAAGTCCTGAAACAGTGAGGTATCAAACCATGCAACACATCAAAACCCTGCGTCGCTCGCTCGGCGCCGCTGCTGCAACCGGCCTGCTGGCCGTTCAACAGGCCTACGCCGCTGTTCCGCCCGAAGCCACCGGCGCACTCGATGAGGCCGGCACCGACGTCGGCACCATCGGCTGGGCGGTGTTCGCCGTCATCATCGCCGCCATGGCGTTCAAGTACATGCGCCGCGCCCTGTAACCGGAAACCGCGCACTGCATGTGCCGAAGCAAACAAACCCCGCTCCGGCGGGGTTTTCTCTTCAAGGGAAACGCCAATGAGCTACGAACTGTACGTCCTGATCCTTTCCACCCTGGCGTTTTACCTCGTGTTTTTTGGGCGGGTGTAGGGATGAAAGGGGTTCTTCGAATTGCCTTGTTGATTGCTTGTGCTTGGGGACATGCGGCCTGGGCTGAGGATTATTATTGGAGTCCCTCCGGTGGTTCTGAAGCCAACAAACGCTTTTCTTCTCCGGCTTCTGCTTGTGATGCATTTGCGTTAGCTATCAAGAATCACAATGGTTCTAGTGTTTATGTAAAGGGTCAGGTGGTTGGTACTGGTGAGACAAGTCGGACTTGTCGCGGTGTTGAATCTACTGGTACATGGCTTCAAATTGGTTATGTTTATCGTCGGGGGGACGGTTGTACGGCGCCTGCCGAATACAACTCCATAACTGGCGAATGCGTAGCGCCCGAAGAAGACAAATGCGCGTCAACTGAAGGTCAAATAATTAGTCATGAATACAATGGCGGTCCGGTTGACCGGCCGGGGCCGCCTGATGCGCCGCCATCTGCTATTTGTGAGGGTCAATGCCAATACACACGCACTAATGTTGTTAAGGGTTGTTCTCGTTTTCTTGATGGCGACAATCTCACTGACGTGTTTTGTACTGTTGAATATAAAGGCAATGGTAGTTCTTGCACTTCTGGCAATCCGTCTCCGGGCAATCCATTCGATCAGCCGCCAAGCAAACCGCCAACCAAAGCTGACCCGACATTTGCTAAAGACAGCAAGTGCGGTGATTGGGAAACGCAGGCTGACGGCACTCAAACGCGTTCATGTAATTCAACTGAGGAAAGCAAGCAGCCTGGAAAGGTTGATTGCAGCGGTGATAGTTGCAAAGCCGGCGTCCCGCCACCGGATTACAGCAAAACCGATGTAAAGCAGGACATTGAAAAGAAACCCAATCCTGACGGCTCGACTACCACTAAAACCGATACCACAACTGACAAGACCAGTTGCAAGGGCGTGAAGCCCTGCACCTCTACCAGCAAAACCGAAACCACTACCAGCGAGGAGGATGCTGAAGGTAAGCCGGGCGACTCAAGCTACGAATGCACGGGGACTGGTTGCGATAAAGAAGGTGGATCGGAAGAAGAAGGCGAAGAACGGCCGGAGCGTGAAGCCTCGGTCGGCACTTGCGATGCTGGCTTTTCATGCAGTGGCGACGCCATCGACTGCGAAATCCTGCGTCAGCAAAAGGAACAGCTCTGCCTTGCGCAAGAGATGACCGATTTCGAAAAGCACAAGCCTGGAATCGAGGCAGCAGTCACCGGTGACAAGTTTGAACTGAATGAAGGTAACGGCGTTATCGACGTTCCATCGTTCGTTAATCAGGGCACGCGCTTTCTACCCTCCACTTGCCCCGCCGCCGAGAAGTTCAGCTTGACCATGGCGGGCGGGCGTTCCTTTGAAATCAGCTATGAGCCGCTATGCCGCGCCGCCAGTGATCTGAGCGGTTTATTCGTGGCGGTGGCCACCGTTCTCGCCGCGCTCTATGTCGGTCGCTCCGTAGGAGGCCAGTAAATGCAGTTCCTGTTCATTGTTCAGATGCTCGTCATCGTCCTTGGTCCGCTGGTGAAAATGGTGCTGAAAATGATCGGCTTCGGCTTTGTCACCTATATGGGCTTCAACTTGATCATTGGCCAAGCCCAGGACTACCTGTTCGGCCTGATGGGCGAAGTGGGGCCGGTGATCCAAGGCATTCTCGGACTCGCCAAGTTCGATGTGGTGGTGAACCTGTATTTCGCGGCGATCTCCACGCGCTTCATCCTGGCCGGGATCGACAAGGCCACCGACCGCAAACGTAATCAGGTCTGGCACAAGCCGGGCGGCACCTCCATCGAAGCCTAAGGAGGCGCCATGCTCGTTATCCGCACCGGCAAACCCGGCCACGGCAAGACCCTGAACACCATCCGCGAAGTGGACCAGAAGGCCCACGGCGAAGGCCGGGTGGTCTACTACCACAACATCAACGGCCTAAAGCCGGATCAGCTACAAGCGCAGTGGTTCGAATTCGAAGACCCGGAAAAGTGGTTCGAGCTTCCCAGCGATGCGGTCATCGTCGTGGACGAGGCACAAGGCTGGTTTGGCGCAAGAGATCCGCGCGCCCGTCCGCCTGAGCACATCACCCGCTTCGAGACCATGCGTCACCAGGGCCATGAAGTGCATCTGGTCACGCAAGATCCGCGCTATCTGGATGTGCACCTGCGCCGCCTGTGCAACAGCCACATTCACTACTGGCGGGTTTTCAAATCCGCTCAACTGCTGCGGTTCGAATCCGAAGTGGTGGTGGAAAAGGTCGAGGTCAAAACCAGCTTCAAGGACGCCGATAAGAAATCGCTGCGTCTGGATAAGCGCTACTTCGGCGCCTATACCAGCACCAACGCCAAGCACCACTTCCAGACCAAAGTGCCAACCAAGTTCATCCTGGCGCTGTGCGTCATCCTCGGTGCGGGCATCCTCGTCTATCGCGCCTATGAGCGTTACAACGCCGAGAAGACCGCGCCCGTCGCCGATGGTGGCGCGCCTGGAAGCATGGTCGATCAGGTGCGGGATACCGTAGGCGCGTTTATCCGCCCCGCGGGGAATGGCCAATCGGCTGCGCCCGAAACGGTCGCCAGTTATATCGGGCGTCGGGTCCCTCGGGTGCCGCAGATTCCGGCGTCTGCGCCCATCTACGATGAGCTAACCCGGCCTGTCTCGTTCCCTCGGCTCTACTGCATGTCCAGCACTGATCCCGACACCTATGCACGGGAGTTCGGGCGCATGGCGCATGCCGTGGTGAATGGCGTCCCTACCGTGTGCCAGTGCTACACCCAGCAGAGCACCCGCATAGAAACCGACTTCGCCTTCTGCAGTCGGGTGGTTGAGTACGGCTTCTTCGATCCGACCATTCCCGACCGCTCTGGCGGCTCACAGCGCCAAGACGCTCAAAGCACCCCGCGACCCTCTCAGCCAGTCTCACAGCCGGTAGTTGCTCAGCCTTCGAGCGGTGGCGGCTTGACGGTCGTTCCGTACCAGAAGGGGCAGTTCCTGTGGTGA